GAGATTTTGATTCTAATAAGGCGAGCAGGCAAGAATGGGAGGAAGCTTATGCGGACGGTTTGGACCTTCTGGGTTTCACTTACAACGAGCGTACGCAACCGTTTAGAGGCGCTTCGGGCGTCACTCATCCGCTTTTGGCGGAAGCTGCAACGCAATTTCAAGCTCAAGCGTTTAACGAATTGTTACCTTCTTCGGGCCCTGTCCGAACTGTGGTCATGGGTAACGAAACTCGTGAGAAAGTTGCGCAAGCTAGGCGCGTAAAGACTTTCATGAACTATTACATCACGAGTGTGATGGAAGAATATACGCCTGATATGGATCAAATGTTGTTCTACCTGCCTTTGGCGGGTTCAACGTTTAAAAAAACGTATTATGACGAAACGTTAGGTCGCGCGGTTTCCAAATTTGTCCCGTCTGAGAACCTTGTCGTTCCTTACGAGACGTCTGATTTGGAGACGTGTCCTAACATTACGCAGGTTGTTCGAATGTCTTTGAACGATTTGCGTAAAAACCAAGTTGCTGGTTTCTACCGTGACGTTGAAGTAAGCCCGGCACAGCCGAACACTTCCGGCGTCGGTCAAGAAATAGATAAAATCGAAGGTTTTGAGCCTAATCAAGTAGATTACGACTGCACTCTTTTGGAGTGTCATGTTGATTTAGACTTGGAAGGTTACGAAGACCTTGACGAAGACGGCGAACCCACTGGAATTAAGGTTCCGTACATCGTAACGTTGTCTCAGGATAACGGCGAGGTGCTGTCTATTCGACGGAACTACCAGGAAGATGACACTTTAAAGCGTAAAATACAGTATTTTACGCATTATAAGTTCCTTCCCGGCTTTGGTTTTTATGGTCTAGGCTTAATTCATACCATTGGTGGGTTGTCAAGAACGGCAACGTCGGCGCTGCGTCAGTTAATTGATGCTGGAACCCTTTCCAACCTCCCTGCGGGCTTCAAAGCGCGTGGTTTGCGTATCCGGGACGATGACGATCCGCTTCAGCCCGGAGAGTTCCGTGACGTGGATGCTCCGGGGGGCGCGATCCGGGATAGTTTGATGCCGCTTCCCTTTAAGGGTCCGGATCAGACGTTATTCAATCTTTTAGGTTTTGTGGTTCAAGCTGGTCAGCGGTTTGCTACGATAACCGATTTAAAGGTTGGGGACGGCAACGATCAAGCTGCGGTAGGTACTACCATGGCGATGCTAGAGCAGGGCTCTAGGGTCATGAGCGCCGTTCACAAGCGCCTTCACTATGCTATGCGCCAAGAGTTTAAGATTTTGGCGCGTGTAATGTCGGAAAGCTTGCCGCAAGAATATCCTTACGCCGTGGCGGGCGACGATCAGTCGGTTATGGCTCAAGACTTTGATGATCGTGTGGACGTAATCCCTGTAAGCAACCCAAATGTGTTTAGTCAGGCTCAAAGGATTGTTCTAGCTCAGACAAAGATGCAGCTTGCGGCCCAAGCCCCTGAAATTCACAATATGCACGAAGTGTATCGTGACATGTACGAGGCTTTAGGCATCTCAGATGTGGATCGTTTGATGAAGGCGGTCCCCGCAGAAACACCCGAGCCTTTGGACCCAGCCCAAGAAAACATAAATTCTTTGGATATGCTGCCTTTGAAAGCTTTTGAGGGTCAAAACCACCAAGCTCACATCATGTCGCATTTGGTTTTTGGCACTAGCCCCATGGTAGGACAGCTTCCTTTGGTGTCTATGAGCCTTCAGAAACACATTATGGAGCATGTTCAGATTGCAGCTCGGGAGCAATCTGTAGCTCTTTACATGCAACAGGTTCAACAACGTGGTGGGCAAGCTGCTTCCGAAGACGAAATGCTTCAGATGGAGCAACAAACGGCTCAATTCATAGCGGAAGGTTTGCAACAAGTTAAGCAACTTTCCGGTCAGATTTCTGGCGCGGGTGCTCCAGACCCTGTTGTTCAGCTCAAGGAGAAAGAATTGCAGCTCCGCGCTCAATCGGATCAGGCGGATGCTCAAGTAGACCAGGGCAAGCTTCAATTGGATCAGCAGACCGCCGCTATGCGTGCGCAACAGTTCGAGGAACGGATTGAAGCGCAAGAGCGACAAACGCAGGCCCGTATTGATGCGGCCATGGAAAGAGAAATTTTGAAACAACAATCTAATGGCGGAGGTATGCCACAATGAGAAACCGTACAGTTCGAGTAAACGGGTCTGCCCCTAAAGACGCTCCTAAAGCTGTTCCATATGCCGACATTCAAGGTCAGGGACGTATTCCTTACGGGAAAACCGCCGAAGCACCTATGCTTGGGAATACGCGTAAGGTCATGACTGTTCGTGGTGCAGGCGCTGCCATAAAGGGCAAGAGCTACATTAGCTGTTAGCTCGCACTAGGTTTTTTGGAGAAGGCCGATGGGTGAATTAGATTTACGTCTAATACTCACGCTGGCGGGTATGGGCGTGTCGGTGGTCAGCGCTGCCGTGATTGTAAAAACGAAACTGGCGGCAGTCATTGAAACGCTGTCCGACATTGAACACCGGCTGCGGAAATTGGACTCAACGGTGGATCGGCAGCAGGCCCATATGGAAGTGGCAAATCAGAAGCTGGGCGTTCTGTCCGGTATGCTGGCTCCAGATAAAATGGAGGTGCGGGCGCGCGAGGTTGCCACAATGCAGGCGGAAATCTCTAGTCTTCATAGCTCAGTGGCAAAACTGTTGTCCATGCATAACGGAAAACATCCACCTTTAAACCAATAAATCAATTACTTAGCTTCCACAGGAGGTCAAAATGCTGTCAGCACTAATCGGTCCAATCACCGGATTGTTGGACAAAGTAATCCCTGACGCCGACACTAAAGCCAAGATCGCTCACGAGCTTGCCACGATGTCAGAACGACATTCCCAACAGGCGCTTCTCCAACAAATTGAAGTGCTGAAGGCGGATGCCAAGGGGAATTGGTTCCAGGCGTCTTGGCGACCCTTGGCGGGCTATGTGGCGGTGTCCGGCATGGCGGTGAATTTTTTGGTCAGCCCCATTGCTGCGGGGTTTGGAGTCTCGATCCCACAGGCCGATATGAGCGTCATGATGCCCCTTCTTTTGGGAATGCTCGGAATTGGGGGAATGAGGAGCTTCGACAAGGTCAAGAAAACTGACACGAAGGTGATCAAATAATGGTTGCCAGAGCATCAATTGGTTCTTTGGCCCGTCCGCCAAAACGTAAACACGTCACCAGCATTGGTCATAGCGTTCGTTCTTTTCCTAAGAACAAACACAAAAGAAAGAACTGGAAAAAATATAGGGGTCAGGGTCGATGAGCCATAATTGGGTGCTTTCTTCGCGTTCTAGGGAACGTTTGTTGGGGGTTAAGCCGGAACTTTCGGACACGGTAAAACGCGCTTTGGAACTAAGCCCCATTGATTTTGGTGTTACCGAGGGCAAACGAGGTCTTGATCGTCAGAAAGAGCTGGTTTCTCGGGGAATGAGCCAAACGATGCGTTCCAAGCATTTAACGGGGGACGCTGTAGACTTAGTAGCGTATTTGTCCGGCAAGATTTGTTGGGAAATGCCCGCATATCAGCAATTGGCGGATGCCATGAAAGAAGCTGCGGAAGAAACAGGTCTTTCAATACGCTGGGGCGGCGCGTGGCAGGTGAGGGACATTCGACGGCACGAGGGCACCATGGAAGAGGCCATGAACGCTTACGTTGATCTTAGGCGGTCAGAAGGCCGAACTCCTTTTTTGGATGGTCCCCACTTCGAAAACAGTTAAAGGTATTAAAGGGGATATAACCCATAAAAACACATTTCCTCCTAGCAAGTCTTATAAAGTTGTGTTAAATATAATTTAGTATGCAGCAAGTAAAGGAGTTATCCCATAGATATATCTATAACAGAAGCAGTGCTCCGTATTTTAAAAGACCGTCGAGAAGGCTGCATCGCCTTCATGTCGGCGGGTAATTTAAAATCTATGGAGCACTATCGTGAGTTAATGGGCAATTTAGATTGCCTCACTCATGTGGAACAGGAACTCAAGGGCCTGCTAGAAAAACAGGAGCTATATGATGACTAAAATAGATTTAACAAAAATAGCAAAAAAACTTTCCGAGCCAGAAGTCCCAAAAAAAGCCAATTTGGCGGACGTCTATGTGGAAAGTCCTCGTCTTGACCCTGATAAAATTGGTGAAAGCCTGCTGGATCGAATGCCTAATCCCACGGGGTGGCGCATTTTAATTCTTCCGTATCAAGGAAAGGCCAAGACGGCTGGCGGTGTGTTTCTTCCGGGCTCTGTTCAGGAAAAAAGCCAAATATCCACGCAAGCGGGATACGTCTTAAAACTGGGGCCGTTGGCATACAAGGACTCCGAAAAATTCCCAGACGGGCCGTGGTGCCAAGAGAAACAATGGATCATGTTTGCTCGTTATGCGGGTTCTCGTTTTGAGATTGATGGTGGAGAAGTTCGCATCTTAAACGATGACGAAATTCTAGCGTCAATTCTTGATCCCGAAGACATTCATCATTTGTAAGGTATTTTTCTATGTCTCAAGACACTAACACGGTCGAATTAGACGTTGGCGACGCGGAAGAGACCGAAGTTGAACTTCCCGAAAGTGAAACTGAGGAAGATATTGAAACTTCTCCCGAGGCTGAGGATTCTTCTGAAAACTTTCAACGCGCCGAAACGGCAACTCAAAAACGAATTGACCGCCTAACCAAAAAAATGCGGGAAGCGGAACGTCGCGAACAAGAAGCTGTTCGTTACGCTCACGCCGTTCAGAACGAAGCCACTCAGCTAAAAAGCCAAATGGAGGCTTTGGACACAAACTATGTTTCGGAATACTCTAACCGAGTTACGTCTGAGATGGAGCGCGCGGAAGAACAGCTTGCTCGGTCTATAGAGTTAGGTGATTCCGCAGCCACAGTGGAAGCTCAAAGAAAACTTACGTCTTTGGCAATTCAGGCAGATCGTGCGGCCCAAGCGCAGCTTCAACAGCAGAACTCTCGCGATCAGGCTTTTGCTGCACAGCAGCAGCAGCAGCAGCAGCAGCAACCGCAGCAGCAACAACCGCAGCAACAGCAAGCGGCCCCTGCAAAAAAACCTGACGCAAAGGCTGAACAGTGGGCTCTTAGGAACAGTTGGTTCGGACAAGACGAAGCAATGACTTATGCCGCGTTCGGAATACACAAAACCCTCGTAGAAAACGAAGGATTTGACCCCAGCGGTTCAGAGTATTACACTGAACTGGATCGTCGTATCGCCGAAAAATTTGGCGGCGGCGCAAAAACCTCCAGCAGACGGCCCGCTCAAACGGTTGCTGGTGCTTCGCGAACACCAAATGGGCGCACAGGAAAGAAGGTTCGACTCACCCCGAGCCAAGTGGCAATAGCCAAAAAATTGGGTGTGCCGTTAGAAGAATACGCGAAATACGTGAAGGATTAAGAATATGGCCGAGCAAGAAGAATTTTCTGTAGGTTCGTCCGTGGACCGCACTCCTCGCGCAAAAAAAACTCGGGAGAAGAAGGCTATGCGTAAGCCTTGGGCTCCCCCGTCTATGCTCGATTCACCGCCCGCACCGGACGGTTTTAGGCATCGTTGGATTCGCGCCGAAACGCGTGGTTTTGACGACACTAAAAACGTCAGTTCTAAACTCCGGGAAGGTTGGGAACTTGTTCGTAAGGATGAGCACCCTGACTTTGAAGCCCCGGTAGTTGATTCGGGAAAATATGAAGGTGTGTTCGGCGTTGGCGGCTTGCTTCTCGCACGGATTCCGGAAGAGACCATTCAAGAACGCACCGAATACTTCGGTAATCGTAACCGCGATCAAATGAATGCTGTTGACCACGACATGATGCGCGAGAACGCACATTCCTCCATGCGGATCAGCAACGCTGATCGGCAATCTCGTGTAACCTTCGGCGGCCCTAAATAACAGGTCCGCCCCTTTAGGAGAATAACCAATGGCAAATCAAAACACTGCCTACGGTCTTCGCCCTATTGGGATGGTTGGCAGCGGTGTAAATTCTACTGGCGTTACCCAGTACGAAATTGCTTCCAACAACACTAACGCTATTTTTCAATACAGCATTTGCGTGCCTCTGGCAGGCGGTGTTATTGACCAAGCGGGTGCCACTTCTGGCGGCACCACACAAGCGTTGGGCGTCCTTATGGGTGTGGAATACGTAGATTCGGTTTCCAAGAAACCAATCTTTATCAATTATTGGCCCGGTTCCAACTCGGTTAGTGTTGATACAAACCACCCGGTTAAGGCTTTTGTGGCCGATAACCCTGACCAGCTTTTCAAAGTTGCTTCAGATGCGACCCTTACGGACCGTGCTACGGCGCTTACGGCGGTATTCGCCAATGCGTCCTTGGGCACGTCAGCCCGCACGGGTTCGACAGACACAGGCTCGTCTAACAGCGCGCTTAGTGTTTCTTCTGTAGCAACGACAGCAACGCTACCGCTTCGGATTGTCGGCATCATGGACGATGCTGGAAACTCCGATTATGCGGCAGCGGGTATTCCGCTGGTCGTTCGTCTAAACGCGCACTTTAACGCTGGTTCTCGGAGGTTTGATTCTCAGACCACCGCAGATTCCACCGGCATTTAAGGAGGGCTAAGAAATGGCTATTTCTCGCGCACAACTTGCGAAAGAGCTTGAGCCCGGCCTTAATGCGCTGTTTGGTCTTGAGTATGATCGTTACGAAAACGAGCACGCTGAAATCTTCGAGGAGGAGTCTTCGGACCGCGCCTTTGAAGAAGAGGTGATGCTTGGTGGTTTCTCCACGGCACCTGTTAAGAGTGAAGGCAACGCCATCACTTTTGATGATGCTCAGGAAACGTATACCGCTCGGTACACGCACGAAACCATTGCGCTGGCATTTTCGGTTACTGAGGAGGCTGTTGAAGACAACCTCTATGACCGTCTTGCCTCGCGTTACACCAAGGCTCTGGCCCGCTCTATGGCCCAGACCAAGCAGATTAAAGCGGCTGCCATCCTGAACAATGCGTTCACGGCGGGTGCTTCTGCAATTGGTGACGGCGCAGCGCTTTGCTCCACGGCGCATCCAAGTCTTTCTGGCAATCAACGTAACCTTCTTACCACGGCGGCTGATCTTAACGAGACGTCCCTGGAACAGATGCTTATTGATATTGCTGGCCTGACGGACGAACGTGGTCTCAAGATTGCTGTTCGCGGCATGAAGCTCATTATTCCAAAAGAGCTTCAGTTCATTGCGGAACGGGTTATTAACTCGAACCTCCGCCCAGGAACTGCGGATAACGACCTTAACGCTACGAAGAGCATGGGTATGCTTCCTGACGGCGCGGTAGTTAATCACTTCCTCGTTGATACGGACGCATTCTTCATTAAAACCGACGCTCCAAACGGTTTCAAATACTTCAATCGCTCTCCAATTAAGACGGCGATGGAAGGTGATTTTGACACCGGCAACATGCGCTTCAAGGCGCGTGAACGCTACAGCTTCGGTGTTTCCGATTGGCGTTCTGTGTTCGGCACTCCCGGCGCAGCGTAAAGCGTGCTATAATGGAGGGGTCAATTTCATGTTGACCCCTCCCTGTAGACTTGAAAGGGGTAGCTTCGGTTGCCCCTTTCTTTTTTTCAGGTCTTAATGTACGCTGCAATTGTCCCTGACAGACGCCTTTTGCGTCTGACATAACCCACGACAGGAGATAATCATGGGTAATACAACTTTTTCGGGCCCTATTAAGGCTGGAACTATTAAAGAAACCACGGGCACTACTCTTGGTTCAAATATTAAAAACACGGGTCAAGTCGTCATGGCCCAGACTTTTTCTACGGGCACGGCACTAGCCGGTGGAGCTTCCGCAGCAAACGTCACAGATGTTGTCATCCCTGCGAACTCTCAAATCATTGATTGCGTAATTGATTGCCCCACGGCTATGGGCAATGCAACAGCGGTTCTTAGTATTGGAGACACAGTTGGCGGAAACGCGACGTTCGTCAACGCCTTTTCCATTACAGTGGCTTCTGGTGTTGGCCGAAAATATCCAACGACACAGGCGGGCGGCGCGCTTTCCTGGGCGGACATTGGAAGCGCCGATGAGCGCATAACGTGGACAACTACCGGCGCTACTGACGCAGGTGAAATCCGGGTTACAATTCTGTATCAACAGAACGCCAACCTTTCTTAATAGGAGGCTCTCATGGCGGGTTCTGATGTAAAGACGATACGTTTGACCGCTACGGGTTCTGCCAATATCGGTCCCGTTCGTATTCGCCAAGTTCAGGTTAAAACAACCTCCGGGAGCCCTCGCATTACCTTCACTGATGGTAATGGGGGTTCGACGGTCTTGGACATGGATTTGGATGCTTCAGATACGCACTCTGTAAACATTCCGGATGAAGGTATGCGAGTAAGCGACCTTTATATCTCGTTGTTTACGGCGTGTACGTCTGTGACCGTATTTCACAGCTAAAGGGTAGGTTATGGCTTCTGAGGTAAAATCCACGAATTTGACATCGTCAGGAGTGGTTTTTGGCGGCCGCACCCGCGTTAAAGCTATTCATTACCAATGTGGGTCTTCTCCCACATTGGTTTTGAAAAACGGATCAGACTCTAGCGGTACTACTCTGCTAAGTTTAGCCTTTGCAAATTCCACAGATGACAACGTGTATCTTCCCGACGAAGGGATGTTGTTCCCAGACGGGTGTTTTGCGGTGTTGACCAACGTTACGAACGTGACGGTCTTCTTCAATTAAGGCGTGATATGGCTACTGTTAAAGACGTAACACGGACGCCTTCTGGCCGGGTGAAATACCGGGGCGAAACGTTTGCCGGGTTTAATAAGCCTAAACGGACTCCCGGTAAAAACAAAAAAAGCGCGGTCCTTGCTAAAAAAGGGCCGGAAATAAAATTGGTTCGTTTTGGCGATCCAAACATGTCCATTAAAAAGGACCAACCCAAGCGCCGAAGCAATTTCCGGGCTCGCCATTCTTGTGATACCGCGAAAGACAAATTTTCCGCTAGGTATTGGTCCTGCAAAGCTTGGTAAAATCGTATGGAGTAGGAAATGGCCTATTCTCGCAAGTCTAAAAAATCTTCTTCAAAAAGCAAAGGAAGCAAAATATGCCCAGCAGGCAAAGCCTGGGCAGAGCGTACCTTTGACACGTACCCTTCCGCGTATGCGAATATGGCGGCCTCAAAATATTGTAAGGACCCCAACTACGCCAAAAAGGCGAAGGGTAAAAAAAGTGGGTGAGCTAAAAAAATGGCGCGACCAAGATTGGGTTAGAATAGGCACGGACGGTAAAATCAAAGGTGCCTGTGGGACGTCTAAAAACAAAAAGAACCCTGACCGGTGCTTGCCCCGCAGCAAAGCGGAGAGCCTCACTCAATCAGAGCGCGCCGCCACAGCTCGTAAAAAGAAAAAAGGAGGCGCAGAGGGGAAAACCGTTGTTTCCAACACAAAAAGCGCAAAAGTAAAAAACATGGCACGGGGTGGCGTTGTTGCGCGGGGCTGCGGAGCGATTATGAATAATCGACGCAAAGTAACCAAGGGTTCTGTGACGCAATCATGACCCTAGCTTTTTTGACACCTTCTTTGGATACGGAACAAGCAGTTTACCAAGAGCTGTTAGACTGGTCTTCGGAGGTTCTGTCAAAAGCTAGTCCTCACTTTAACAACCTTCCACCGTGCCCTTATGCTCAACAAGCTTGGATATCCAACAGTGTTTCTGTCTTGTTTAAGTACGAAAACAACAAACAAGGCCTATACAACACGATTTCTCGTTTTGACGATTTGTTTGACCTCGCCATAATTGTAGACTTTAAATTTGACGAAGACCCTAAAGTTTTTCACGATTATCTCGATCAAATAAACGACGTCATTTCTGACGGCATGTTCATAGACAAGGATATGTGGGTTATGGGTTTTCATCCACATGACGAGGAAAGCGAATTTGTGCAGGACGTGGATTTTGCACCTCGCCTAGCAACAGAATACGCGATGATTTTTGTTCAGCGATTATCTAAATTACAACAAGCCGCAGACAAGCTGGATAAAAAAGGTTATTATAACGTATACGACGATCAATATAACGCCCGTGAAATCTATGAAAAACGGGACCGTTTTCACAGGAGACTAAAAAATGGCTATGAAACCTAGGCGTTTTAATGGAGGCGGGTCCGTAAGCGGGTCTGAAGGCTCGCGGGTTAACATAGGAGCGGGAGCTTCGCCGGGCTCAACTAGGGGTGCGCCCAATTCTGATATGGTTCGCCGGACTAAGGAGGCCAATAAGGCACCCACGCTACCCGATGACGCGTTTGACCGAACGAAAGGCGCGCCGCCTGAGAAGAAGATGCGCGGCGGCGG